AGGACCTCGGTGGGCAGGCCACTGTGAGGAACGCTTCACAGTTCGCACTCTGATACTCAAAGGAGCATAGAAGGTGACGACAGACATTCGGATCAACGATCCCAGCGTCCAGCAGGTAATCCACGAGGCCAATCAGGGGACGGCTGAGCGCCCCAGTGGCCCTGTGCTGGAGGATCCCCGAGACTCTGTCTTCACTCTCGCTGCGGGGTATGTGACGAACGACGGGACATGGGCCAAGACGTTCGAGGTCCGGGAACTGACGGGTAGGGACGAAGAAGCCCTTGCTCGGATCTCGGACCTCGGACGGTCCGTCACCGCCATGATCTCTCGGGCGACGGTTCGTCTGGGGCCGGACAAGGTGACGGATGAGGCTCTGGACAGTCTCGTCGCGGGGGACTGGGACACGATCCTCCTCGCCATCCGGACTGCGACCTTCGGCCCAGAGGTGGAACTCACTCCGACCTGCAACTCCTGTCGGACGAAGTACGAGGTCACCGTGGACATCACGAAGGATCTCTCGATTCGAACTTCGAATATCGAGGATCTGACGTGGACCGTCCAAGGTAAGCGGAGTGTGTACGAGGTCTCCCTCTACACCGGGGCGACCCAGAGGAAGATCCTCGCCCAGATGGGTGAGGAAGGGCGGACTGTCGCGGTCATCAACACCGAGATCCTGTACGACAGCATCTCCTCGATCGACGGACTTCCAGTGCTGGGCTTGGACGATGTTCGGGATCTCCCGATCGCGGACCGGAGAGCACTGCTGGAATCGATTCAGGAACGAAGGGTGGGGCCGGATCTTCAGGGGGTGACGATCAAGTGCCCCACTTGCGGCAATGAGCAGCCATATCCGCTCAGCGCCGCCGCCTTGTTTCAATGAAACACACCACTCCTACGGAACACTGACTCTCCTGTACGACGTACTGACTCAGAAGTACCCCGGTTGGACCCTGAGCGAGATCCGGGACCTGTCGATCCGGGAGCGAAAGAACTGGCTAGAGATCGTGCGTTGGCGACATAGGAGGTAAGTGATGTCTGAGGATCCGGTCTTCAGCGGGTTCAGCAGCGGCGACTCCGCGAGCACCTTCGCCAACGTCATCTCCGGCATCAAGTCGGACATGGCTGCGATCGAGAAGAGCGCCAAGGCCATCGAGCGCAGCCTCCACCGGGCCTCCTCCTCCCGCATCTCCACGGGAGGAGCGGGGAGCGCTCCTACAGGCGCGGGTGGAACTGGCGTCACCAAGGATCAGGGGATGTCCCTCGGGGAGATCTCCAGCAGTGTCCCCGGCAAGATGCGGGCACTCGCGTTCGGCGGTGGAGCACTCGCTGGAGGGTGGGCAGGAGGCATCGCGACAGCGGGCCTCCCGGACCTTCGGGTAACTCCGAATGAGGCGCTGAACTACGAGGCCGCGAAGTTCGGCACGATGCAGGCCACGGGGTCCTTCGGCTCCTTCCAGAACATCATGGACTCGGCGAAGACGGACTTCAACGTCCAGAATCAGCAAGCCTTCATGCAGTCCATCGTGGCGGGCACCCAGCGGGGTGGCATGGTCGGACTGATGGGCGGGGGCACCGTCGGAGAGCGTCGGGCTGGGACGATCATCGGTGGGTTCAGCAGTCTCGCGGGGATGGCTGGAATCGACCAGTCCACCGTGGGCAGCACCATGAACTCGATGTACGGGGCGACGGCGTACTACTCCGCGCTGGCGGCAGGAGTCCAGACCCGAAACCCAGTCACCGGAGAACTCGCCTCCGCCGAGTCCATGGTGAATCAGTTGTGGGCCAACACGGGGATGAAGGGGAAGTCTGGTCAGGACGCTCTTACCCAGATCGACATCGACTACGGGTACGCCGGTCAGGGACGTGCTCAGTTGATGCAGATGTTCGGCGGGGACGAGAACGCCGTCCAGTCCGTGATCGAGGGCATGCGTATCCGTGCCCAGAACGAGGGAAAGGCGCTCACAGCCGGTCAGATCGAGGAGCAGTCCAAAGAGGCCGGAATCCTTGGCACCAAGGAGACGCAGGGACTGGAGACGGCGCGCGCTCTGGAGTCGGCGAATCTGGGCCTGACCGCTGAGTACGCCATGGACGTGACGACCGGGTTCGCGGATGCGGCGGAGAAGATCACCGAAGCAGTGAACCTTCTCGCGGACCTTGAGGGACCTCTCCGGACCATCGTGGGCAAGTACATGGAAATCGCAGCGGAGTTGGACACCTTCCAGACAGAGGTCCCGGGAATGACCAAGGACCTCACGAACTTCTTCGGGGGTCTGCCCGGTGCCATCCTGATGGCACTCGGAGGAAAGTCCCTCCTTGGTGGAGCCCTGAAGACGGGCGCAGGCGTTGCGGCGCGGGGTGCCGGGGCTGCTGCCCTCTCGGCTGCTGCTCCTCTTGCCATTCCTGCCGCAGCCCTCGTCGGAACGACTCTGGCCGTGGGTGCCGTAGGTACGTGGGCGGTGAACAGGTACACCGACTACCCGGAGCATGGTGGCTCGAAGGCGAACTCGGCAATCGCGCGCAACGCGGGCACGAACACGCGGTCCTCTGGGTACGGCTCCTACGCCGAAGGCGAGTGGAACGTCGAGAGCGACCAGATCGCCCGCATCCACCATGGGGAGATGGTCCTGCCCAACCGGGTCGCCTCAGCGGTCCGCGAGGAACTGGCGCTCGGACAGACCTCGGGACCGGTCAACAGCAGGACCTCGCCCAAGAAGGGCGGCGAGGGGACCACCGTCAACATCTACCTGACCGTGCAGCGGGCATCTGATCAAGAGGCGGTGCAGTTCGCCCACAAGGTGAAGCGCCTCATCGATGACGATCAGGAACTCCTGAGCATTGGGTCCGGGAGGTTCTGATGCGCCCTTCTGTTCCCGGAGGCTCCTACGGCAACGTCGCCATCACGTCGCCCTCCAATCCGATGGAGGATCGGGAGATCGCTATCACATCCCCGTCCAACCCCATGGAGGACATGGACAGCGGAGGTGACTCCTCAGCAGGTACCGGTGAGGAAGAGATCCCCATGATGGATGCGTCGGGGATGCCCTTCCGGTTCAACCCGCCCCTGCATCCGGCTGCCCGTCATGTTCGGGCGGACTTCGGGGCGAAGACCTACAAGCGGGGTCAGGACGACATCCTCTACAGCGAGACCGCCATGAAGTTCGGGGCGGACTCTGCGAGGCGAGATGGAGGTTCCTCCGCCTTCGAGAACCTCCGTCTTGGGCGCATCGTTCAGGGGGACATGGCCCTGACAGCAGCCATGCTGGAATCCAATAAGCGGTACGGGATGAGGTTCCTCTACAACCCCTCGCAGGTCTCAGGTGGACTGAGCGTGGGGGTGGACTTCATCCCCAGCCAGCAATCCACCGGGTCCTTCGTTCTTCAGGAGGGACTGGAACAACTCACCTTCGAGATCTTGGTCAATCGGATCCCTGACGTGCAGACGAGGGCGGGCCGGAACGAGTACGGTCCGATCTCGATCAGCAAGGAGGACCGGAAGCAGATCCAAGAGCGCGGCACCCACTACGACATCGACTTCCTGTACCGGTGCGCCAATGGGACCCACAACCTTCGATCTCGGTCCACCACGGGCGACATCGGTCTTCTTCTGCCCAACCCCTGCAATCTGGTGCTTGGTCCGTACACGACTCGTGGCGCGCTCACCAGCGTCAAGGTGGACGACCAGATGTTCTCTCAGGACATGGTCCCGATCCTGTCCTACGTGACGATCACGTTCACCCGGTTCCTGAGCACGACCCCTGAGGAGACCTCCCGTCTGGAGTCCTCCGGGATAAGCAGGGATGACTCCTCAACTGCGGGCGAGGGGACTGAGGTCGCGTCTCCCGGACGGAATGCACTCTCGGGGTCTCAGGTCTACAACCTCGCCAAGGGTGCGGGATTCACCTCCTCACAGGCAGACACCATGACTCAGATCGCATGGAAGGAGTCCGGTTGGAACGCGAGCGCCCTGAACCCCAAGGCCCCGGACCTCTCCTTCGGACTGTGGCAGATCAACATGTACGGAGATTTGGGTCCGTCCCGTCGGAGAGCCTATGGGCTGAAGTCGAACTCAGATCTGTTCAACGCAGCGACGAACGCTCGGGTGGCTCGGGGGGTCTGGAAGTCTCAGGGCTTCAATGCGTGGAGCGTCTACAAGAACGGCTCGTACAAGAACGTCAAGATCGACTGGAGGTGAGTTGAATATGGCTGTCGCTCGCGCTGCGAATACGAACATCACGATCACCTCTCCCTCCAATCCCCTAGTGGAGAGCCCTGTGGAGGAGCCCGCCGGAGGGTCCGACACCCTGACGGACACCGACATCTCCGGCAAGGAGTTCCGGTACAACCCGCCGATGCACTCCGCGAACCTTCACAGGCGAGTGGACCTCAGTAACGATGGAGGCTCCATCTCGTCGGTGTACGACGAGGGAGGAGCGCCCAGAAACTACACCGAGACATGGGCCAACAAGAACCTGAACGATCTGCGTCTCGGGAGGATCATCCAGCATCATCTGGCCCCCGGACACACGTCTCTGATGAAGTACCGGTGGGGATTCCGCTTCCTCTACAACCCGACATCGCTGACCTTCGCGTCTTCCCGGAATGACTCGTTCGTCATCGACGGTCGGAGCGAATCCAACCGGGCGATCTCGGGTGTCAACCAGAACTACCAGACGGTCATAATGAACCTTCTCCTCGACCGTGTCCCCGATGTGATGGCGGACAGCATCAAGGGAAGTGACTACTCTCCCGCCCTGCGCAAGAACGACAAGGACGGACTTCGGAAGTTCGGGACCCACTGGGATCTGGAAGCGCTGTTCAAGGTCTGCAACGGGGAGTGGAAACTGACGGACCGGGGAAGGTCCTCGAACCTCGGTGTGCTCATTCCCAGCAACGCACGCCTGATCCTCGGCAAGGGCGACAACCTCTACGGATTCGTGGAGGCCATCTCGTACAACGACATCCTGTTCTCGCAGGACATGGTGCCTATCCGCACAGAGGTGTCCCTCACCTTCCGACGCCACGTGGACATGTCGGCGGATCAGGTGGAGATCTCCTTCCCGGGCATTGGATCCATCGGTACTGGAGAGGACGAGACAGGTTCCTCCGACAACGGGTCTGTGGGGAACAACAAGAACGCTCCCCTCCCCGGGTACAACAAGGTGACCCGGGGGTTCTGGGCTCACGGGGGTGCAGCCGGGTGGGGAGGCTGGGACTACGGGTCCTCGGGGGTGAACGGCAAGCCCGTCCACGCCACTCATGGTGGGAAGGTGTCGGCAGTTCGGTACCTCACGACCTCCTACGGACGGCACGTGATCGTCACGAGCGGGAACATGACGATGATCTACGCGCACATGAGTTCCATCAATCCCAATCTCCGGGTGGGTCAGTCGGTCAGTACGGGAGACTGGATTGGCCGGGTGGGGAGCACTGGGAACTCCAGCGGGCCTCATCTGCACTACGAAGAGCGCCTGAATGGAACCTCGCGGATGCCGATCTTCGCGAACAACACTGGGAAGGTCCGATGATTACCAGCCGATCTCGATACGTCGATGGCCGAATCGTTCCGATGACCGATGGCGAGGTCGTGGCCTTCCGGACCTTCCCCGCAGTGACTCAGGATCCGCTGCTCTACACGTGGAACCAGTCCGACCGGTTGGATCGTCTCGCCGCTCGCTACCTCGGCTCTCCGCTGCTCTGGTGGAAGATCATGGACGCCAACCCCTTGATCCAGAGTCCGAATGACATCCGTCCGGGAACGCAGATTCGGATCCCCCGCCGTGTTTAGGCTCTTCCCGGCCAAGGTGTCGTTCCCCCTGACCAGCACTTCGCCCAAGGACGTGAGTGTCCTGACCGTTCTTCGTCACGAGTACAAGATGGACGTGGCCCGGCTGTCCCTCCATGTGGACTATGACGAGTTGAACAAGTACGTGACCGCAGGAAGCCCTCTCCGGATCCGGTGGGGCACTGGACTCCGTTTCGATGAGTTCATCGGGTACGTCCACTCGTTCCGTCCCGAGACGGACGGCATGACGAAGAGCACCGAGATCATCGCCATCTCAGCGGCGTACCCGATGTTCAACGAGAGTGGCCGGACCTACACCGACGTGGGGATCCACAACATCGCCCAGCAGATCGGTGACGACTACCGTTTCCAAGTGGAAACGGACATGCACCCGTACATCCACGAGCAGATCCTCCAGAAGGGCGACTCTGACTGGACGCTGCTGACACGTCTCGCCCAGCAGTGGGGCTACATCGTCCTCGTGGATGGCGTGACGCTCGTGTTCCGTCCGCTGGAGCACGTGCTGGAGGAGAACTACCGGTTCTCCATCCCGGCACGCACGAGCATTGAGGGCACGATCGATCCCACGGCGAACATCCTCTCGTTCCGGGAGTCCTACTCCGCAACAGGGGAGTCCCCGATGACTGGCACGGGCTTCTACGGGGTGGACCCCATCAGGGTGAAGACAGTGGCCCAGAGAGAGGTCGAGGCGGGAGCGGAGACCCCGATCTTCTCGGAGATCGATGTGGAGCGATCAGTCACGTCGGACCTTGAGGGCGAACTGAAGACTGAGAGCGTCCGGGCGTCTGGCGCGTTCCCGTTCGAGGCCACGGCAACCTTCCGGGCTCCGTACCGGAGGAAGCCGTTCGACTGCTACCGGATCCACCACGACGGCAGGGTGAGGACGTGGGTCGTGAGGTCGGTCAAGCACGTGATCACGGGGAACGACTACATCGCAGAGGCCGTTCTCGGGTCGGATGGAGCGGATCACTCGTCCAAGTCACGGGAATCCCAGTTGGACATCAACACGCTGCTCAAGCAGAACAGACGGGCCAAGAGGCCGATCCCCACCATCATCAACTCTCGCCCCTACTTCGTGGGAGCGGGCGCTAGTGCTGTAGTTCCGGACCAGCGATGGAAGGCTCAGGTCATGACTGTTCCTGTGAACGACGCGGAGGTGACGCCATGATCGGAGTGAAGTTTCCCTTCACCATTCAGGGTGGCTCGGTGGCCGTGTCCGACAACTCGACAGAGGTCATTGGATCTCAGGTCGTGTTCTGTCTGGGGACGATGATCGGGGAGCGGGTCATGCGCCCAACGTGGGGCGTGGACATCGTCAACACCGTGCATGCCGTGGGCGGAGACCTCGACATGGCGATGAGTGAGGCGATCACCAACGCCTTCCAGATCTGGTTCTCCGACTACGAGGTGCGGGAGGTCGTTCTGAGCAGGAACCAAGAGAACCCGGCCTATGTCGAGGTCGAGGTCCGGTTCGGCAAGTACGACAGCGAGGTTGATGAGATTGTCCGGGTGGGCACGCAACTCCCCGGTGGGACTGAGATCTACACGAACGAGGGATTCTGATGGCTACTTCCCCGCTGCTTCCGGTCATTGACTACACGAGCCGCGACTACGAATCGATCCGGGCAGACCTGATCCGGCTGATCCGGGCGAGGATCCCGTTCTGGACGGCGGACAACCCGTCGGACTTCGGCGTGGCTCTGGTCGAGGCGTTCGCCTACGGGATCGACGGCCTGCACTACTACTTGGACCGGGTAGCGAATGAGGCGTACCTGCCCACCGCCGTGCAGCGGGAGTCCCTGTACTCGATCGCCTCCATGTTCAACTACACGCCCCGTCGAGCGTCTCCGTCCACGGCGTACTTGGAGTTCCGGAACTCGACGCAGGCGGAGATCACCCTCCCCGCCGGTACCCGAGTTCAGGCCAGCGTGCCCGGACAGTCCGGCGCGATCCTCCGCAACTTCGAGACGCAGGAGGACACGATCCTCGCGGCTGGCTCCGCCATCGCTGATTCCAGCGTTCGGGACATCATTGCCATCGAAGGTCGTACATATCGGGACGAGACAATCGGCGTATCCAATGGCTTCGTTGGACAGCAGTTCTTCCTGCCACGAACTTCAGTTCTCAGTGACACGATCCGTATCACCACCCAACTCGGGGACTCCGCAGTCGAGTGGACTGAGGTGCCCTCACTTCAGGAGGATGCCTCCCCGTCGGATCAGGTGTTCGAGGTGTACCAGCAGACGGACGGATCCTCTGTGGTCCGGTTCGGGGATGGACTGCATGGCGTGATCCCCGGTCTGCACGCGATCGTCCGGGCGACCTACCGGGTGGGGGGCGGCACGGGCGGCAACGTCCCGGCGAACACCGTCAACACGATCATCGAGCCGGTCCTCTACGGAGTCAGCGTCACCAACCCGGACGCTGCCACGGGAGGTACGAACGCCGAGAGTCTGGACAGCATCCGGATCAACGCTGCTCGCGCCTACCGATCCCGAGACCGGGCGGTGACTCTGGCGGACTATGTCGCTGTGGCCGAGAGCGGGATCACAGATGTCCATCAGGCCAAGGCCGTGGGCAACAACGGGTCCTCCGTCACTGTCTACGTCGCGCCGATCGATGATGGGACACGGAAGCCGGTGTCCCCGGAACTGAACGACACGGTCAAGTCCTTCTTGGAGGCGCGCGCCATGGCGGGCGTGACCATTCAGGTCTTCGGAGCGGCCTACACGGACATCTACCTTGAGATGAACGTCCACTGTCTCTCGACCGCGCACCCTGCTGAAGTAGAGGCCGCAGTTGCGGAGCGGCTGGACTACTACTTCCGGTACCAGAACGTGGACTTCGATCAGACGATCTCGGCTCAGGGCCTCTACTCCTTGTTCGCAGGCGTGGAGGGTCTGGACTATGTGGAGATCACCGCTTTGGGCACCTCTCCCAGTCCATCCGGGGTCACCACGATCCTGATGACGGACATCGCGGTCAACGCGATCCCGTACTTCTCCTCGACAGGCACGCTCACGGTGACCATGTACGGCGGGATCGGTTCCTGATGTCCATCTACTCAGCCCTTCCGATGTACTCCTACATCGGCGCGGACCCAGACATCGATCTGGAGAATCCGCGCTTTGTGATCCACGTCGAGTGGACGTGGCCGGAGGGTGACTGGTCTCACTTCAGCATCGTCCGCAGCACCCGATCTCCGGCGCGTCGCCGGGAAGAGGGTCAGGTGATGATGGAGATCCCCGGCAGGGAGTGGGATCACGAGACCATCGAGCGTCGCCTGCCGGTGTACCGGGATCCTCAGCCGCCTCCGGGAGAGTGGGTCTACTACACCGCGTTCGTGCTCGACCCGAACCGGGTGTGGGTCGTCGCAGGGTCGGTCTTCGAGATCGGCATCTCTGACTATGACTGGTCTATCCGTCTGCCTGAGTCCCTGCCCGGCGTGAGTGTCGGAGACACCACGAGGACGGTGTCCCCCGCATCGCAGAGCAACGAACTGGTCATCTTCCTCCAGAACCCCGGCGCGTTCCTCGATCGCGCGGTGACGATGGGGGAGGCCACCCAGTACTTCTGGGATCCCCTGCGTGTTCCGCCGCAGATGCTCCAGCCGATGACCGAGTCGATCGGGTACCCCTACGACGACTCCATTGGGACTGGTCGTGGGAGGGCAGTCCTGCGAGCCCTGATGGGACCGCAGCAGGGGTCTCAGCAGTTCATCCAGAACTTCTCCGACGGGGTCACCGGGTGCGACACCCGAGTCGTCCTGTCGAACAACCTCATGATCAATGTCAACGAGTCCTCGTTCGAGAGCGGGGAGATCGCAGACACGAACTGGCTGCCAACCGCTGGTCTGGCACTCCGGAAGTACGAGAACTGGTTGGATCCCACGCCCGTCCTTCATCCGAATGTCCAGCATGAGTGGTTCCTCCACATGGAGGCAGGAACCATTTACTGCGGGGACACCGACCCGATCTCGCTGGGTATCCCTGTGGACTCGTGGACCGTGGCCCGAATGGGCTGCTACGCGCATGACGAGGGAACCCCCACGGTCACGCTCGTCATGGGGTTGCGGCTGTATGACCAGATGGGGGTCTACCTTCGGGATGTGGAGATCCTCTCCACTCAGACCCTGACCTCTCAGTGGGTCTGGTACGGGAACGCAGATGACAGTGCCGTGGATCTGGGCGAACCCGGGTTCGCTTACGCGGTGCCATACGTGACCGTAAGCAATGCTTGTTCCGTAGATCTGATCGTCGTGGATGATGGGTGATGAACCATGCCAGTTGATGTGACCACAGCAACTCGTCTCCGCTATGACGGAGTCGAGACCTACCTTGCGACACAACTCAATCAGGGTGTGACGACGATCGAGTTCGCCACCATCCTCACGGCGGACGGTGGAGCGCCGATCGACACCTTCGTGGGTGACGAGTACCTCGCCTTGTCGATCCTCGACGCCAACTACCGGCTCAAGGAGATCGTCTACCTCACCGCGTACACCTCCTCCGCCCTGACTGGGACCATCGAGCGTGGGGCAGAGGGAACCTCTGATGTGACCCACCCCGTGGACAACAAGGTCGTGCATGCCGCCACGGCGATGGACTACGTCCTCGTGCAGGACCATGACATCGATGCAGGCGCTCATCCAGAGATCCTCACCGCTGCGAACGCCTACACGGACGCGGCGATTGCTGTCCACAACCAGCCGGACAGCGGAGCCCACCCGGAGTTCGCCAAGAAGGCGGGGGACATCTTCACCGGGGATGTGACGTTCCAGACGGACGTTCAGGTGGATGGCGTCCTGACCATCCCCTCCGGGGCCTCTCTCACAGTAGAGGGGGAACTCCGGATCAACGGGAAGTTCATCCTCAACGGTCGAGAGGTGATCGCATCCAACACTCCGCCCACGTCCCCCTCCGCGAACACCATCTACATCCAGACCTTCGGGTGATCTGAATGCCCCAGAGCATCTATCAGGGACTGACCTACATCGGGGAGACGATCCAGACCTACACCGATCCCTCGTGGGGGAAGGCTCCTGTCTGGAACTGGGTGGAGGGCAACTGGATCCAGTTGAATGCCGACATCGGCCCGGTCGATTTCGGACTTCGAAACCTGTCCTTTGACCGAGTGATGCTCCAGATCTTCGACCACAAGAACTTCGACTACCTCGACTACACCCTGACCGTGACTGGTCCGGGGGTGTCCGGCACACCGATCACACTTCCGGACGACACCGAGACGGTGTGGATCACTGGGCTCACCCCGAACTCCACCTACACCGTCCTTCTGGTAGCCAACCTCCTGAGCGGGGGCGAGACACCGGACAGCATCCAGACTGTCACCACTCCAGCGAACCCAACGCCGTTCGCCGTTGTTGACCTGACCTCTCCTGCGCGCACCAACGCATGGATCGACCTGTCGTGGACCAACCCCTCTGGGTCCACGGCGGTGACGTACCGGGTCTACTACGGCAAGGAGAACGGGACGGCTCTCGGGATCATCGACACGTTGGGACTGACCACTGTTCGGGTCGCGGGTCTTCAGGAGGACTCCAAGTACTGGTACTACGTCCGGGGGATCAACCCGAGTGGCAAGGAAGGTCCTCAGTCCAACGTGCTCCGGTGGGCTACCGGACATGGGGAGATCCTCCGTCAGGGATCCGACAACAGCGTCATGTGGGAGCCACGGGAGTGGGGCTCCTACCGACCTGACATCGAGTGGCGCTGGGCGCGCGAGGGCGGGATCCTGCCGAGGAACCCGCACCTCTATCAGGGCTACTGGCCGGGCAACAACTGGCATGGTGCCTCCAACCCGGCCCAGAACATCGAGGCGGGAGACAAGCGCCGGTACTGGGGATGCACGGTCTACAAGCAGAGCGTGATTCACGACGCTCTCAACGCCAAGCACGGGTCCGGGGTGGCGGACTCGATCACCATCTCCAAGATGTCGTTCAAGCGCCTGTACCGGCACGTCAATCCCGGCTACGTCGAGGCACAGGACATGGTCTGGCACCTGACCAACACCAACCCGTTCAACAGCGGCAAGCCCCCGGTGTACCGGAACTTCGACGGTCAGGCCATGCGTCAGGGCCAGAAGATCGACGGGTACGCCCTGCCTGCCTCGTGGGGCACCATGCTGATCCGGGGTCTGGATGGCGGCACCGTGGTCAAGGGGCTCGCCCTGCACCGCAAGGACAACCAGACCAACGGGTACGGCGCGGCAGGGTACGGTCGGTGGTCCGGGCACCTCCTGAGGGACCCAGATCGATCAGAGACGTGGCGTCACAGCAACCTGACCCTGATGATGGAGGGCTCGTGGAGCATCGTCATCCGGTCCTACGTCGGGCCGTACCAGTGGCAGACCGGCGCGGAGCAAACGTCGCAGGGATTGGAGTAAGTCGTGACCGTCGAGTTTCCGACCGCAAGCACCGGGGCCATCGGTCTTGGTCCCTACGGGGATGAGGCGGAGCATTCGGGTCCTCCCGAGGTCATCCTCGCCCCGGACTTCTTCCGTCCGTTCTTCGCCACGGACGCTCGGTCGATGCTCATCACGATCCTGCCGAACCACTACAACTTCATCCCCAACCCGGCGTTCCGCGTGGACGCCTCTGGCTGGGAGATCTCCGGCATTGGGCCATCCCCCACGGCCTACTCGTGGACCTTCGACAGAGGATC